TACATTTGGGAGCGTTTTTGTCCAGCCATTCAAGCACTTCATTTTCTACATAGCGAACGCTATGACCTATTTTGCGGTATGGAATTCCTCCCCCTTCCCACCTTGCGCGCTGCAGCCATGCAACACTTTTTCCGACCATCGGAGCAACTTCGGTTTCTTTTAAAAGATTAATTATTTTTTTCATTTAATTTTCCTCTTTATCTTAGTAGCATTAACTGCATAACTAGCAAGCAGCATAAGCCGTTGATAATCCCATGATGTTATTTTAACTTCGTGAGTCTCTAAAATCACAGGTGTTTGCTTTAGCAACATACGCTGCATCTTAAGCAGTAAGTTAAAATACTCTATAAGCTGCATATCCTCATCAATCCTTAGTTGTGTGCTATACTGCAAAGCATTTTTAGACTGCAAACATAACCGCTCAAAGTTTTTAAATGATATTTTCATAGTTTTAATCTCCTTTTAGTTTGTTCTTTAGAATTGCGAGAAAACAGCATTATCTTTGTCAGTCCATCCACAAAACGATGTCCTATCCTGCAAATAATTTTCAATTGTATTTTTTTGATCTTCTAATGACAATTCCAATATTTCTTTTTTTTCTTCTTTAGTATAATAGCTGTCTAAAACATCATCGATCGATAACTCATGATATTCACAACATAATGCTATGATATCAAGCTCTATCTGTTCTCCCGTGTCTTCTTCATATCTCTCTAAATAATCAAATAAAACTTGTTTTCCTTCATAAGTAAAATTACTGTTTCTATTCATGCTCACAAAAGCATCGCAGAATTGTGAAAAATTGATTGTCTGTTTCATTTTAATCTCCATTTACTAATTACGTTGTTAAAAAACTGCTTGTTTTATAGCGCTTTTTGTTTCATCATGTTTTAGGAAATTTCTATCCCCTTTGTTTGATAGCCTTTCTTATCCAAAGCCTTTATGATCTCTTCTTCCGTATAATCTCTATCTTTTTCTAGCCCAAGCTCAGCAGCAGAAAAAATTTGCTTCGCATTATCGTCCGCTACTATCTCAAAAATATTTTTATAAGTTTTCATGTCTTTATCTCCTCGTGTTGTTAAAAAAAACCCTTTAATTATAGTGCTTTTTGTCATCATCTCTTACTTTCTGCAGCTGCTATCACTCAAGTAGTCATACTGCTTTCAAAGACTTATCTACATCTACAATCACACTATAAGCATATCATACAACAATATATTTTAGTTGTCAACAAATTATTTAAAATATTTATGTTACATCAAAGTATCTGCAGATACTCAGCAATACTAAAGCAATATAACGCTAAATATATATGTACAATTTTTGTACAACACACAGCTGTAAGGCTTATATACAGCCATATACAAGGTATATATGTATAAACAATATCATGAAAATAATGGTAAAGTAATCGTGCGTTACTCTATATATGAAATTATCATATATGCGTTCTAAATAATCTTGACTTTAAGTAAATTTTATGATAAAAAGATTCTTTAACGATTTATTGAATGTTTTCTTATTGTTTATGTATTGTTATCTTGTAAACAATCTTTTTACAAATGAGTAAGCAGAGCTAGTTTTATAATCTACTGTACAAAATTTGTACAATCATAAGGTGCTAAATGAAACAATATCTATATATAGTAACTCTTGCTTTATCTTGTAGTGCATATGCTTACTATCCCAACACATATCCAATTGTGGATAGCAATACTCAACAAATACGTGATAACGTAAGACAGCAGGAAATGGAAAGGCAAATGCAAAAATCATCCGATGAGGTTGCAGACGCTACGAGGGAAAGCAATAGACAACAATCCTACCCACAAAGTTCAGCCAATTCATTTATGAATGGATATAACCAATCGAGGAAATATTAATTATGCCAGCTAAAAGTAAAGCTCAACAGAAATTTATGGGATTGGTTAGAGGTATTCAAAAAGGTACAGCTAAGAAAGCATCTCCCAAAGCTCGCAAAGCAGCTAAGTCTATGACCCCCAAGCAAGTGAAAGATTATGCATCTACTAAAACAAAGGGATTACCAAAGAAGGTAAAACCAAAGAAAGGTAAATAACATGAAAAAGAAATCAGGCTCTATGAGCAAATACCCTAAGTCTACTACCAAGAAAATAAAGGTGCCTAAGCGCGGCAAGCAGATCAAAGGTGGAATATATAAACAGCAGCCATAAGATATGCAAATTGATCGTATATTTAATATTACCAGGGTTAATCCGGGTATTTCTAAAGTGGAAATATGCAAACTTATAGGGATTGATCCATGCCCAGCCGACGAAGATACAGCTATTAAAGTTTATCTTGAGATATATGCTAAGGGAAGGGCGGAAATGTATAAACAAATTTTAAGTGACCTGAATGAAAAAGAAACTAACCAAAAGCATAGCGGATAAGAAATCAGCCCTCAAGACTTCCAAGACTTGGCTTACACAAGCTAAAACAGACGCAGACTATGAGGATAAAGCAGCTAAGAGATATAAAAAAGCTCATAAACCTATACAGGCTAAAGTAGCTAAGCAAGAAGCTGATAGAGCTAAAAAGTTTGTTAAGATTAGAAAAAAAGATGTTGCTAAACTAAAGGGTAAACGATGATAGACGCTAAACAACTATTGCTAGTAATGAAAGATGGCGGATCACTTGAAGAAGCAGCAGCAGCACAAGATGTGTCAGTAGATGAGCTTATCACTCTATCTTGCACTTATCCAGAGCTTTATACTGCTGTTCTACAAGGCGTTACTCTCTGTCGTGCCTGGTGGTCTAAGTACTTACGTAACAATTCTACTAAGACTATATCTATCGATGTATACAGCTCTTTAATGCATGACATGAAGCAAATCATAGAGAAAATAGAGGAGATCAAAACTGATGGGTAGACATGCTGATCCAACTTCTACAGACCCAAGAATATCGACAGTTACTTTAACTGTACCAGAGAAAAAAGCTATACTTGATAAATGCTTGATAGCAATTGGTTGTGGCTTTGAAGCTATGCAGTATATATACAAAGATCATGGCGTATGCTTTCCAACCATCAATAAGTGGGTAGCTGAAATACCTGAATATGCAGATAAGCTGGCAGATGCTAAAAGCATGAGAGCTATCAACTATGTAATAGAAGCAAAAAATATCATGGACAATAGCGACTGCATGTTTAGCACTGGTAGCACAACAAAGGACAGCATGGCTTTATATAAAAAAGCAGAATGGCAAGCTAACTTAAGACTTAAATGGGCTGGCGCATTAGATCCGTCTATGTGGGGAGAGATGGCTAAGGAAGTGAGAGAGCTACAGAAAGAGATTAAGAAATTACAAGAAGTTGTGAGGAGCAATAATACAGATATTTTTAGCAGAATAAAACAAATAACTCAGTAAAACAATAGTGGGCATATAGCATGCTAGAAACGCTAAGAAGCGAATTACAAGTATTAGATAATAGCTTAACGATAATAACTCGCGACACAGTTAATGTATGCCTTAATGCTAATGGCTTTGCTACTATATTGCAACGCTCTGATCCGCAATACAATCCTGATTATGTCCCTTCTCTTAAATATCTTCTCAACGACCAATCAGTTAGTAAAAAGATAATTATAGGACCATATGGAAGCGGTAAAACTAGTGGTTGTATCAATAAGTTGCTTGGCGATTCTATAGAGATGCCATTTTGTGATGATGGAGTAAGACGTAGCAAGTGGGCGATAGTACGTAATACTGCTGGACAATTAGAGACAACAACGCTAAGGTCGCTTAACTATTGGTTTAGTGGATTACCAGTACCTAAACGTAAGAGTAAGCCGCAGCTGACATATCAATATAACTTTAGGGATAACAGGGGACTGGTAGAAATGGAAATAGTATTTCTAGCTCTTGACAGGATAGACGATATTAGGAAACTTGATTCTTTTGAATTAACTGGTGTGTACTTTAACGAGTTAAGGCATATACCCAAGCTTATATTCGATACAATGCAATCTCGTATAGGTAGATATCCCCCTAAGTTAAATTTTATACAGAAGTTTGAGAACGATAATAAGGACTTGAAAGGCAAAGAGAAGCAAAAGAAATTTAATAATTGGATGCCTTATATACCTAAACTTTATGCTGATACTAATCCACCTAAGAATAAACACTGGATTCAGGTATTAGAAGATACAAGGCCAGATAATAAGCTAATGGTATATCATCAACCACCAGCATTACTAAAGACAGAACATGGTGATTGGGTGGTAAATGAAGAGGCAGACAATATAGCTTTCGTGGGTGAAGAATATTATCGTGAAATGATTGGACGTGGTGAAGAGTTTATCAAGGTATATGGGCAGGGTAAATATGGTACTATCGTTGATGGCAAACCAGTTTATGCAAATTATAATGACGATATTCATTCTGTTGACGATATTGGCATCGATAGTAATGAGCCTATTTATATGGGCTGGGACTTTGGCTTGGTATCTCCTGCTTGTATCATTAAGCAGGTTACTCAAGGGCAGATCAGAGCTATAAAAGAGTTTGTATGTGAACATGAAACGGTAGAGAGTTTATATAAATCTGCTGTTAAACCGTTTATAAATACTTACTGTAAGGGATTGGCTATAATATCAACACATGATCCAGCTAATACTAGTGAAGGCGCAAGACAATTAATGGAATGCGGGATAGACAGCAGAGGTTGCAGGACTAACCACATAGAGCCTAGGATATCGTGTGTAAGTAGTGCTTTAGATAGATTGAACAAAGGTAGACCATTCTATGTTATATCTAGGAAAGGATGCCCAACGCTTAGGGAAGCTATGATTGGTGAGTATCACTATAGACGTCTTAAAGTAGTAGGTGACGAAAAGTATGTTGATATACCCAACAAGGTTCACCCTTACAGCGATATAGCAGATGCGGATCAATATGCAACTATGAAAATATATGATGATGAGGGAATTTTCGACGATAGAATAGCTTATGATCCTAATTATACATATAATGAACAACATAGAAGTAAGATAACAGGGTATTGATATGCCAAGAGGAATATTAAACGGTTATATACTGTCAGATGCTTCGATAATAGCAGGATTAATTGTTTGTTCTATTTTTATTCTAGTAGTTGTTGTTATGGGAATATTTATTTATATTAAAACGAGGTAATGAATAAT